TTAAAGGCTCGCGCTGGAGCTGCGGTAACGCCATCTGAGGCGGAGAGATTTTTACAAGAAATTGGAGATCCATATACTGGAGATTACAAGCAAAGGCTTGAATCATTCTCATCTCAACGCAGAAGGGAATATCTTGATAAATTGCAAGCCTATCAAGAGGCTGGATTCGACATTCCTCAGTCTCTTCAAATTGGTGCTGGATCTGACGCTGGGACTTCGCAATCAGGCCAGACTGCCAAAGGAGCAACTGGAGTGGTTGGAAAATACACAACTGATCCAGCAACTGGAAAAGTAATACGAGTTAAGTAATGGCCTTCATTGAGATTGAGAATATAGGGAAGATTGAAGTCCCAGACAATCTCTCCGAGGCAGAACAAGACAGAATAGCTGAACAAGTAATCAGCGACTATTCTGAGGCTAAATCTGCTGTACAGCCACAAGGAGTTGGTGAGGCTTTAGCAAGGGAAACTGGACTTACTGCAAGAGCAGCGATTAACCCAATCACAGTTGGTGCTGCTACTGGTGCTGGAATTGGAGCAACGCTTGGCGGGGTTGGAGCGATCCCAGGTGCAGCGGGTGGTGCTACGGCTGGTCTTCTTACAGACATTGGATCTAGGGTTTACTCTTCATTAACTGGGCAAGGAAAGCCTCTTGGCGAACTTCTTGATGAAATAAAGACAGACATTGGATTGCCTCGTCCAGTAACGGCTGGCGAAAGGATGCGGTCTAATATTATTGAGGCAACCACTGGAATGGGCGGTGGAATGGCTGCTGGAAAATTGGCAACGCAAGCTGTCTCGCCAGTATTGCGTGGAGTTGGGCAAGTTTTAACCGAACGCCCTGCTATGCAGGCTGCATCTGGAGTTACTAGCGCAATGGGATCTAGCCTTGCAGAGCAAGCTGGAGCAGGTCCAGTAGGGCAGACTGCTGCTGGATTGGCTGGTGCTATTATCTCAAGTGCTGGCCCTCTTGGCGAGGCATCATTGCGCCAGCTTGGCAGGGCAAGGGCAAGCCAAGAAGAAATACGCAGAAACATCGAGTCATTTGCAGCGGCTGGAACAACGCCATCTGCTGGGCAGGCAACTGGCAGCGGTGTGATACAAGGTCTTGAGACAACGATTGGAAGGCTTCCAGGCTCTGTTTCTATGATGAGGGAAAAAGCCATAAGCCAGCAAGCAGAAATAGGTGCTAGAACAAAACAAATTGCTGAAGAATTATCAAGAGTAAAAGAACCCACTATTGCTGGTGCTGGAATCCAGAGAGGCGTTGAGGATGTGTTTCTTCCAAGAGCAAGATTAGTTGAAAGCGGATTATACAATAATTTAGATACAGTCATACCAAAAGTTAAGCCAGTTAAGGCGAGCAACACATATGCCGCACTAGAACAGCTTTCAAGGCCAATTGAGGGTGCGCCAGCGTTATCAAGAAATCAGCTTGTAATGAGTCAAGAAATAGGCGCGCTCAAGGGTGACTTGGAGTCTGACTTGTTAAACGCAGAGGGAGATATTCCGTTTTCGGCTCTAAAGGGATTGCGCTCTAAAATTGGCGAGAAACTTAGCTCGGTTCAGTTGATGTCAACTGTTTCGCAAGGGCAGTATAAGAAGATTTATGGCGCGCTAACTGAAGACTTGAAGGCAGCGGCAGAAGAAGCTGGTCCTAAAGCTGTAAATTCGCTCAGTAGGGCAAATAAATATACCCGCGCATTACATTCGAGAATGTAAAAGCTACAAAGCTTCATAAATAAGAACGAGCCAGAAAAGATTTTTAGATCAGCATTTGAAGGTTCAGATATAGGTGCAACCAGATTGCGCACTGTTATGCAGAGCATACCAGAACAAGAGCAAAAAGCGGTTGCCTCTTCGTTTATATCAAGAATGGGAAGAGCATTGCCAGGACAGCAAGATGAGGCTGGAGATATTTTCAGCACAGAAAGATTCCTAACCAATTGGAATAGGCTGAGTCCAGAGGCAAGGACTACGCTATTTGGAAGATTTGGAGACAAGTACCAGCGTGATATGCAGAAAATTGCAGAAACTGCTGCCAAGATTAGGGAGGGGTCAAGGGTGCTTGCAAACCCATCTGGAACTGCTGTTGGCGGAACACAAACAATGACCTATCTTGCTACCGCTGGATCTCTTGGTGCTGGGAAATATGGGATTGTTACTGGAATTGCAGCCGTTGCTCTTGGAGGCAATGCGCTTGGACGAGCCTTCATAAATCCAAAATTTGTTAGTTGGCTTGCTAGAAATTCAGAAATACCAACAAGCGCAATTCCTGCGGCCATATCAAACTTAACCGCCATCGCAAGAAATGATAAAGATGAAGACCTTGCCGAAATTGCAGCACAGCTAAAGAAAGAGGAAATTGCCAAAAGGATTTCACGATAATGGCACGCTTTGATATTAGCGGATCAGCCTCTCGCCAAACTGGTTTAGAATCAAGAATGCGCGATGACTCAATTCGCAGAGAGCTAGATCAAACTGTATCCGCGCCACAACAACAAGCACCAAGTATTGAACCTATGAGCGAATACACAAGACCAGTAGCTGCACCACAAGAACAAGGCCAGCTTCCATTGCCGATGCAAACAGTAGATTGGGAAGCCAGAAAAGATGCACAAGGTTATCCAATGGTTTACAAGTTGCCATCTGGAGATATGGGCGGAAAATACGAGGTAGCTGGAATCAATGACAGATACCACCCCAAAGCCTTCCAAGTCATATCATCGTTGCCAGCGCAGGAAAGAGCGAAGGCTGCAGCAGAGTACATCCAAGGATACACCTCTCCACTCGTTGAGAAACTCCCCCAACCACTCCAGCCGTTCACGCAGGATCTCGCGTTTAATCGAGGGCTGGGCGGTGCAACGAAATACATACAGCAAGGGTTGAACGCGCTGGGGCAGAAGGTGGCGGTAGATGGTGGGTTTGGTCCTAAGACATTGGCCGCAATCAACCAAGTTGAGCCAAGAGCGTTGATGCGTGCGACTAGCGATGCTCAATTGCAGGATGAATACAATATGGCTGAACGCAACCCAGCAAGAAAGAAATTTATCCCTGGCCTAGAGGCTAGGATTAGGAATAGATTGTCAACCTTTGGGCAAGGCTAATTATTTAGACTTATTATTTGAGAAAATATATGTCGAACCAGATTTTCCGCTATAATAGTTTCCGTCTTGAACCTTTATTCCTTGTGAGCCATAAAATAAATATCCACTTTTTGTGGTAATCTGACCATTACCATAATAAAAATCTCCGCAACGAGATATAATGCCTTTGGGAGTTAATGTGAGAATACCATCCTCAACTAACAGGCCGTGCTGTGTAATTGCTAATCCCTTGCCGCCACTAAACACAGCCGAGCCAGAATCATAAACTCCACCAGATACATCATCAAGTTCATCCGCCATTCCCGATGCCACAAGCATCGCCATCAGTGTTATAGTTGTTATTGCTTTCATAGGAAAAAGTCTCTAGCACAAACCGAAGTCCGTCAAGCATGAAATTAACATCACGCCAAATTGGTGCAGTTGGGGTGGCTCGCGTTACTGGCGCGTTACTGCGGTGCGGGTATTCGGTGTTGTTACCCTACGAAGATTTTGCGGGTTATGATGTGGTGGCAGAGAAGGATAATAAGTTCTTCCGCATCCAAGTTAAGACCGCGCAGAATGTTGAGCCTGGGCGCACTAGGTATCGCTTCTCAACCAGCACTGGCAATGGATATAACACGCCCAAGCGTGCCATCAGTAACGTGGATTATGTGGCGATGTGGGCTATGACCGATGACTTATTCTGGCTGCTCCCTATCTCCAAATGCAAGTCGATCACATTTACCACTTGCCCATCGACAGGGCAGAGTTGGCGGGTATTCCAGAACCTATGAACGACAAAGAAGCGTGGGATCAGTTTGAGGATGGATTGCAGGATGCAAAGTCCTACGATGAGGCTGTGGCGTGGATTAAGGCAAACCAAGAGATTGTTGAGAAGCTGACCATAAGGGCAATGATTAACAAATTTAATAGGGATATTAGCCACGCTAATAAGACTTGGCGTAATTAAATATACGCTCGACCTTGCGGTGGGTGGTTGGCTAGACACAACCCATGGGCAAGATCAACAGCAGGGCTAAGGGCGCAGCGGGCGAGAGAGAGTTAGCCAATTATCTGCGCAAACAGGGCTGGCAGAAGGCCAGAAGGACCGCCCAATACGCGGGCAATCCAGAGGGTGGTAGCGGGGATGTAGTCTGCGAGAATTTTCCATTTCATATCGAAGGCAAGCGTTGCCAAGCCCTAAAGCCCGAAGAGTGGATGGAGCAATCCAAGCGGGATTGTCCAGCGGGCAAGATCCCAGCAGTATTCTTCCGCCGTAACGGACGCAAAGAATGGCTAGTCATACTGACCGCCGACAGCGTGTGCTAATTAGCTCGACAGATCGCGCCAGCCAATGTGACTATCGAGTATGCAAAGACCGCGACCATCGCGCAGGGCTTCTACGTTAAGTCACCAGCTTTTGACGAACTTACCCCAACAACAACAAACCCAAATAAATAAATAAAGGAGAAATAACATGGCACTAACAATAAGCGAGTCAGCAAAACAAGAGCGCAAACTACCAGAAGCGGGAGCTACTGTAGGCGTTCTCTACAGCCTAGTCGATCTAGGCCACCAGAAAACCAATTGGGATAACCAAGAGAAGTGGTCCCCTAAAGTCCGCTTGACCTTCGAGTTGCCCGATCAGTTAGACGAGTTCGAGGTAGAGGAGAAGGGCAAAGTAACCAAGGTCAGCAAGCCGATGGTGGTATCTATCGAGCAGACCCGCAGTCTTGGCGAGAAAGCCAGCTTGCGGAAACTGCTTGAGCAGTGGAGAGGTCAGACCTTTACCTCCAAGGAACTACAAGCGTTCAGCTTGAAGAACCTTCTTGGCAAGCCAGCCATGCTCACGCTGATCCACAAGACCAGCCAGCAGGGTCGGCAGTATTGCGCCATTGCGGGTGCATCCAAGCTGCCCAAGGGCATGAAAGCACCAGCTACCACCACCAACGATCAGTTGTACTACGAGATCGAGCAGGGTGAGGCTGGTCAGTTCAACGATATGCCCGATTGGTTGCAGGAGAAGATCCGTGCTTCCAAAGAGTTTGCTACCGCTGCGGGCAAGTCTACGGCCATCAAGGTCGAGGTTGACGCAGACGGCAACACAATGCCGTTCTAATTGTAATGGCTCTTACAATCACAGCGAAAGAGCCTACCAATTCCCGTCTGGTCCAAACGGATCAGGCGGGTCATTGGTACTCAGAAAAAGGCGAGTCTGCTCATGTAATTATTGGCAAGAATGGCAACGAGCGAAACACCACCGTAGCCGATGCTCGCAAGTTTGGGTTGCTGCCTAGCGTTACATCTATTATCGGAATCCTAGACAAACCACAACTGACAAGCTGGAAGATAGAGCAGGCCATCATGTCCTCGCTTACGCTTCCGAAGGAGGCAGATGAAACGCTCGAAACCTACGCTCGAAGAGTGGTTAAGGACTCTAAAGAATCAACAACGAAGGCAGCTGAACACGGCACGAAAATGCACACGGAAATGGAAAACATCCTCTTGGGAAGAGCCGTATCCAACGATGAAACACTTGCTCCATACATCAAAACATTCGCCGAGTGGGCAGAAAAGAATATTGAGAAAACCTACTGGTGCGAAAAGGGTCTTGTCGGCGGAGGCTATGCGGGCAGGTGTGATGCCTACGTCAAGCTACGCGGTATTGGTGACGCTATCATCGACTTAAAGAATCGTAAGGTTAATCCTAAATACGATCCTTTCTACGATACAGACTGCGCCCAGCTTTGGGCTTACAGAGCAGCAAGCGAGAATCCTAAATGCGCCTGCGTGTCGGTAGTCCTAGCATCAAATGATGCTACCAAGCTGACAACGAAGGTGTGGGACGAAGACGAACTTTACCAAGCTGGCATTGCCTTCTGCGCTATGCAGAAAGTATGGGCTTGGGTGAAGGGCTACACACCTCCTGGGATGAAACTATGATCGACCCACAAGACGTACTGTGGCTAGAGGAATTGCTGGACCAAGTTTATGGGAGTCTTGCCAAATGAATGACTGGAGTTTAATCGGCCAAGCATGGGACTTGATCATAAAAATTACTGACATGGTTCTTCGCCTGTTGAATGCCGCCTTCTTCTTAATGATTGCGTGGTTCACTATAAAGGAATGGAAGAAATGACTGCGCCGAGCATAGCCGAGATGGGGGATGCTGCTGGAGAGATCATCTGGCGGGTGATGGGCAAGGGTTCGGATAAGTCTGCTTACGGAGATTGGCTGGAGAAGGATAGGCCGACTCACGATTACCATATCGCCAGAGCCGTGCGTCACTTAGCCACAGCACAGATGCAATTACACAAATCCACGCCTTGCCCTGATAATAACGGCGAGACAAGTGTTGACCACTTGGAGCGTGCGCTGGTAAGAACATTGTTTGTGTTGGCTCAAATAAAGAAAGAAGTACCAAGATTATGATTATGGAAGATGTAAGCGTTGATTTTGAATTTAATGGAGAAAAGTATACTGCTTATGGCAACGCGGAGATTGATACTATCACCGAGGATATTGGTCCAGTTGGCTATAGGGAACATTACTTTGCCGAGGTGGTCAACAATGTGACTATGTCAAAGATTGAAATTTCAACTGCTACTGAGGACATAAAGAATCCAAGCAAGGAATTGCTGGAAAAGGCTGATGACCTTTTGTCCATTCAGGCAACAGAAGATTTTGACGCTGGCAAATGAAATTGGCTCTGTCATGGCTGCTCTATCACTTAGGAGACATCGTCAGCCTAACGCTGATGCGCTGGGGTTATGGATACGGCTTTTACAATAAGGTGATGCTTCTATCTAGTGACCTAGATGAACACGGCAAAATATGGAAGGGCGTAAAATGAAACAAGCAATGGTAACACAATCGTTTGGTGAGGACTGGCAAAAGATTCTGGATCTGACTAGGCCACGCATGGAGGCGTACTGCAAACGTCACAACTGCGACTTCATTCTAATTGACAAACCCCTAACCCATCCGATGCAGTATTCTAAATCTGCCATTGGAAACATCATGGCCACTAAGGGATACGACCAAGTGACATTCGTTGACGCTGATGTTTTGATTACAGCCGATTGCCCCAAGCTTTCCGATGACGCTGGGGTGTTCTGCGCCTTTGATGAGGGGGCTTACCTGGATCGCAAGCCAGAGATGGTCAAGCTGGCTGGAGCTTTCGGGGGAATGATCGAGCCTAAGTTCTATGTCAACACTGGCGTGTTCGTGGTTCATACCAAGGCCGTTGGTATCTTGTCCATGCCCCCAATCGGCCTGCACCCTAATCACTTCGCCGAGCAGACTTGGCTCAATGTCATGGCGCACTTATGGAACATTCCGCTGACCGAGCTTGACCCATCCTTTAACTGCATGACGAGTGTGGAGTCGCACTTTGGTTTGGACCGCTACAAGGACGCAATGATTATTCATTACGCAGGGCAATCAAACGATCTGGTTAAGTTGGCTAACCAGATCAAAGAAGACGAAGCGAAGCTGGTGGGGTTGGGTAGGTGAGGTCCACGCACC